AAGGGATGACTACTTTACCATCAACTTCTATCACATGCATTTCTGGATAATCTTGATCTTCTAATAGAAGAGCATACCTAATAGCATCATCCTCATCCTCAAAAAGATAAAGAACTTGTTCTCCATCTTCAGCAGTTACAGAGTATGCTCCTTCAGTTTCCTTTCCATCTACTGTAAGAATATACATTAAACCAACTCACATGCTTCTTGATAAACTTCTTGCAAGAATTTTTGAACTCTTGATTTATCAATGTCTATCTCTGACTCCTCAATATACCTATTAAGAATAGAAAGAGTATCTTCAGATTCAAATGCTTCAAACTCTGCTGCATCATGCAAAGCAAAGTTCTCAACTATTTTAAGTTCTGCTACATTAGCAGCATATACTTTATCAATAAACTTTTCAAACTTTACTTGATCATTCTTATACCTAACAACTATCTTTACTATCTTATTCTCCAACTCTCTTGCATCAAATAATTGGTGATCATTATCATTGTAATAAATGATATGATGTAGTCTGTATGGATTATTGACTGGAATATGTTCTAGTGTCTCTGTATCAAATAAATGAAATCCTCTATTAACATCATTTACATCATTCCAAAACATCTCATATGGATTACCAAGATAGTAAATATTATCTTGATTTGATCTACAATGATAGTGTCCAGAGAATGTCTTTTTAAATTTCTTAAATATATCCCCCTCCATTCCATGTTCCATCATATGACCTGGTGTTGCTCTGAATCCATTTAACTCAAGATGTCCCATGCATATAGGTGATCTTGACTTATTAATCAATGCTACACTCATCTCTTTATTATCACTATTAATCCAAGGAACAAGAGTAACATTACAATTACCTACCATTATAGATGATACTTCAGAGTATACTTTAATATTATCATACTCACGTAATAATAAATCAACTGCATTTACATCATTAGTATTTTTATAATATGCTGTATGATTACCTACTATAGTATGGACAGTGATGCCCATATCTCTTAGTCTATCAAAATAATGATCCTTTGCCCAAGTCAGTGCAGCAAAATCAATACCCTTCCTACTATCAAATGTATCACCCATGTCAATAACTGTAGTAATACCTTTTTTCTCTAATGTAGGAAAGAAAATATCATTATAGAACTTTAGAAAATAGTCATGAAAAAGTTTAGAATTTTTTCTTGCTCCAAAGTGCTGGTCTGTAATTATTGCTACCTTCATCAATTACGTAATTTAGAATGAACAGCATCTTTGATTTGATTATAATCGCTGTAATTGGAATCGTCAAGAGTATCTCTTTCAAATACCTGTTCATATCCTGTCTTCTCCAAAATCTTATTCTTAATCTCCAATTGCTTCTTCTCCTTCTGTATTCTACGTAAGAACGCGTAATGAATAATTTGTGTAAAATAAGCAAACGGGTTTTGAGACTTTTCAGGGTTGAAGTTGTGTATGTATTGTACGCAGTTCTCAATTCCATCTGATATCATATCCTCCTTAAACATATAGTTAACAAAGTTTGGTTTAAAAGATAGATGAGTAGCAATCTTCAAAAAGCATTCTCCAATGTATCTGGGTATTCTAGGTTTATCTTTACCTTGAATTTCTGCTATTTCAATATCTTCTCTATGTTTAATAAGAGCTGCAAGAAACTCCTTGTTATTAACATAGTGTTCAGATCTTTTACGTCTACCCATAATTCTTGCAGGTGTCATATCTTTACTATCTATTATGTATTAATTATAGCATTCAACACAATAGTTGACAAGTTATCAAAACAGTAGTAGACTAACTCTGTCGGGGTTGAAGGGTTAGGTATCGTTAATTATCTTTAAAGAGTTTCTCTAATGATTTTTTTGCTTCACTAATTGTGGAGATATATCCCATTTTTCTATCTAATTTAGTTTTCTTTTCATGAAAACTATTTTGTTGTATAGAAAATGTCTGATGCATCGTTATAGTCTCTAAGTCTTTTGATTCACTTAAAGTCATGATATCATCCATATTAATTACAAAGAGTTCTTCTTTACTAGTTTTTATCCAAGGCTCTACCTTATAACCACTAGTCGTTCTAGTTTTGATTCGTTCAATAGTGATTGGATTATCAAGAATTAAGAAACATCTGTCATTATCCTCATTATAATTGATCTTAGCGAATATCTCTTCACCAGATTTAAGTTTGATAGTTGCATAAAAGTCTTCTTTCATTATTTTATTTGAATAGTGATTATTTCATAATTAAAATTTTCTTCATTATAAATTTTAATTCTTTCAATTAGATGATTGAGAGTATAATTTTTTAATGAATTATATGTACAGTCATCTCCTATGTCATATAAAGTTGCCTTTACTTTGTCTTTTCCTTTTCTAAGAACTCTTCCAATGGACTGGAGGTTTCTAACTCGAGATTTACTTGGACTGGAGAAGATGACGTTGTGCAACCTTTTGATGTTAATGCCAGTACTGAAAGTGCCATAACTGGCAACAATAATTGCATTCCTTTCATTTTCAGTAATCTCCCTAATTGATTCCCTTTGTTCAGCATCAACTCCACCATGAACAAAAAATACTTTACGATTAGTATGTTTAATATTATTTATCTTTTCATAAAGTATTGCTCCATGAGTTTCTACTCTACTGTATAAGATAAGTGTATTGCCCTTTAGATCTAATGCTAGATTAGTAATAAATTTATTTCTCTGTTCATGTGTAATTAAATACTGGAGTTCATCTTCATACGTTTCAAACTTCTTAGGTGGATGTTTGAGAACAAGACATTGAATATCTAATTGAGATAGATGTCCTTGTTTCATTAATTCTTCTGTTTTAGTTACCTTGTATGATGGTCCAAACAATCCCTCTAAGACCCATTTATGAGTCTGTGTGCCATCTAATGTACCAGTGAAACCAAATCTATACTTAGCATGTTCTAATTTAGTCATTATATTAACTAATGACTTACTCTTAAATAGATGTGCTTCATCACCTATGATGACATCATAATCTTTAAAGAATGATTTCTCCATTCTAAATACAGATTGCCATGTAGTGATTGTTACTTCATTACTATTAGTTACTTCTCTTCCTGAATATATTCTATGACAATGATTTTTTACATCCCAACCATACTCTTCAAAATCCTTATACATCTGCTCTACTAATGATGTAGTAGGAACTACTAGTAGTATCTTCAATCCTTTATGTACATAGTATCTAACTAATGAGTAAATCATTAAAGACTTACCTGAAGCAGTAGGACTGACTAGCAATCTTCTATTATGTTTTAGACAATCACATACACCATCTATCTGATATTCTCTAGGTTTAAATTTAGTAATAGATTTAATATAATCCTTTACACCTTCTTTTGATATAGATTGATTTACTTCAAATGGTAATCCATAATATTCATTGTCTTCAAACTTATAAGTATATCCATGCCTATTACAAAATGATACTATCTTATCTAACAAACCTACATATATCTTCTTAGATCTTAAATCAAACAGATGTATCTCACCATTCCAGTTTCTCTTCCTATACTGAGGCATGAACTTAGCACCCTCCACCTCAAAGGTAAAGTGATCCCTTAACTCATACTCAATATGAGGTTCTGCATTTACTTTTAAATATACTTCGTTTGACTTTTGTATAATAACGTTGGTCACTTTTACCCATCATGCTATGGGTATTTATCACCCTAGTCCAGCATTGAATCTCATAAACTCTATTGCATTTTTTATTTGATATGTTCTATTCTGAATTACTTTTAAAATGCTTTCAATGTAGACAAGCATGGTATCGTAATAATCAATCTTTAAATTTGAATTGGAAAGTTTTTCATCAGCATCAAGATATTTCTGCATGGTATCCTTATCTCTTATCTTCTTTGGAAAAGGATTCTCTATATAAACATCAGGATCAGACTTACCAGAAAAATATTCATAACGTTCATGACGAATATTTTTACGCTGCTGTTCTGCTTTCTTTCTTAAAAGAAATATAGTATTATATAATTCAAAATACTTTGCGTGTAGAGAGGGAATATTTAATGACTCTTCATGTAGATTATCTCTGTCTATCTGTGCATCTTTCTCCCACATCTCTTGAATAGATTCAAGATCAATACTCATAAAATATTATCATTCAAATCTGTGATGTTGTATATAGTATACTTGAAAGTAACACTAGCTGTCAAGTAGTCTATATCACTATCAGTTGCATCAAAGTCTAAATCTGATAATGATACAGGGAACATATCCAAGAACTTAACTTTAAAATTTGGTGTATTGGAACTAGAAAGAACGTTCAATGTACCATCACATGTATAATTTAATTCTCCTCTAGGTGCATTTGGATTGCTACTTTGCCAATCATATATCTCTTTCAGACTATCTGGGAAACCAAGACCCCTTAACCAGTGTTGTATCTCTAGATAGTTTTCTAGATCTTCATCAACCAAGAACCTTAGATTCAAATCTTGGAATTGAAGTTTATCACCAGGCACAGGAATATCTGTTAGGTATGTTGTTTGTTCAGTTACACCTAAATTTAAACCTGGAATATTTGCTTGATTAGAAAAGAATACTACCTTAGGAGCACGATTTAAAACAAACTTAAACCCAGTAGGGCTTAAGAAGTTCTTATTTTGTACTTGATTTCTAAAACCTGTTGCAGTCATTATAATATACTTTTTAAATATTTAGATAAAAAAAGACCCCCTACAAGAGGAGGTCTTTGAGAAATATAAGCATCTAGCTTACATGATGTTCTTAACTGCAACTCTTCTGTAGTAGCGGTTGCTGTTAACTTGGAGTCTGCCAAGTCCTTGGGTAAGTCCTTCAGCAAATGGGTTTGAAACAAGACCATATCTTGTCTTAAATCCAATTTTTGGCTGGAAGGTGTTCTCCCCAACTGCACGAACCATCTGTAGTGGAACGTATGGGCAATAGAACAGTCCTGCATCATAAGGTGAACCACCTTTGTAACCAACAACATAGTACTGGTTGCTGCCTTGAGCAAGACCACTGTTGTTAGCTGCTAGGTTAGCAGAATAT